AGCTCTTGTTTGTTAGCTTGTTTCTTTTCAAAGAAACCTAAAACATTTGGCATAAAACTACTACCAAAGCCTAGTAAAGAACCTAGCAAACTAAGCATTATTTATCTTCTTCTGGTGTAATATTAACAGCAGGAAGCTGTCTAAGTTTTTCCATAACTTGAAATACAGATTTATAATTTAGCTGTCCTAAGATGTTAATTATTTCATTAAGCAATGCTATGTCAACTACGTAGTGCTGAGGCACATCAGGCTTATCTTCAGCATCAGGTTGTATATCAGTAAATGCTTCATTTACATCAGGGGTATTCGGATCATCTGCAATAAATTTTCCGTCTTCAGTTCTTGCACGTTTTTTATTCATGTTATTCTCCATCAAATTGAACATCAAAATCGAGGTGAGGTAAATCCTCATCTTCGTAAATACTTTTTTTATTTATATCTATACTGTCGAAAACAAAACCTGCTGTCCTTAGTACAGTATCTAGATGAAAAACTACTTCCTCTAGATTAGAACACGCAAAAGTGTAACGTGCATTAAAGTCATAAGATGTACCTGAGTCATCTTTTATTTTTATTTCAAAGTGTGTCATTATGTTATATCCACTATTTCACAAGAATCAGCACTACAGGCTAACTCTTGGCCTCCTCTTGTGCTATCTTCTTTTTCTAAATCTGAAAGATCCTGCCAATTTATATTAGTAGGCATTCTCTTTTTAAGATTTAAATACTCTTCTTTAGAGCACTCCTGGTAAGGAGCTTGTTTATATGTATGATCAGAGTGAGGTAAAAAAGATATACCTGCAACATCATCAAAATTTTCATATACCCATGCACCTACGTCTAACCATTCATCTTCTTTAACTGTTATAGTAACAGATGGTTTATGTTCGCACCAATTCTTTTGATATTTAAGCCAAAGATTTAATTGTTCTATAGCACCTGTATCATTACGTGTTACTGCTTTACTTGGTGATTTTACAGGAAAACTAAACACTACAGTGCTATCTGGCTGCATAATATCATCTTCTACAGGAACACCTACAGATTGCATAAACTGTGTTAAAGGATCTTTTTTATCTCCTCTAACAGTTCTAATGTAGTATTCAGAATGCCTAGCATGTATTCCAGAAGCTGAGTCTACAAGTTGAGAAACAGTACCAGAAGGTTTTACACAAGTTATAGCAGTTGACTGAGGTATACCTAATTGTTCTGATAATCCTAAGTTTGTATCTACTGCTACGTCTTTTAATTGAGAAAGTAACTCAGATAAGTACCCTGCAGATGCACTGTTTAGTAAAGCATTATCCATGATACCTGTTAAAGAAACACCTAATAATCTTTCTTCTTCTGTATTATCTTTCCATATTTTTCTAAGGTATTTTAAATCAGTTAAAGTAGATTGTATTGTACCGAGTATAGTAGCTAATTCAATCTTTCTTTCAAGATCCTTTATGGTATCTTCTGCTCTTACAACTACTTCTGTAAGGTTACAAAATTGATAAGGTCTTAATATAATCTCACTACAAGGATTAGTACCAAAGTCATGCTCCGAATCTCTTCTACCATTCTCTAATGATTTTTCTACAGCAGATTGTCTGTTATATATACCACGTTCACCTGACTTAGAGTTGTATAAAGTAAGCCACTCTCTCATAAATATTCCTATAGGTGGTTTTTCTTTATAGCATACTGAGTTGTTAGCTAATGCTCTTTGGCCTTCATTATTCCACCACTCACCAGACTTGGCTAATGCCATCTCCTGGTCTTGTAGATCAGATAAACTAATAAGTGCAGAACGTCTTACACCACCTACTACTACTACTGAGCCTATCTTACACATAAGATCATGGCATTCTATAGACTTTAGTTGTCTTCCTGTAGCACCTTTAAATATACCTACAGTAAATCTAAATAGATCATCTAATGGATCAGGACCACTTGATCTACCACCAAATGTTTTAAGTCTTGCACCTGCAGGTCTTAGTTTAGATAAGTCCCAACTAGGTATTTGACCAGAGTATAATAAATGTATTAATTCTTTATACCCTTTAGCCCAACCTGCTTTGCTATCTCCTACAACTATAGTAGTTTCACTTTCTTCTAAGGATTCATTAATTACAGGTAATTGCTTTGTGTACTTTCTTTCAACAGAAAAACCTACGCCTGTACCACACATAAGTATGTAAAGGCATTCATCAAAAGATCTTACGCTATCTACAGGCAAGTAAGAACAGTTATACGCAGCTACATGACATCGTTCTAAAGCAACACCTGCTGTCATTAATGCTCTCATAGAAGGCATAATTTCTAAATTAAGAACAGCACTCTGCAATTCTTTTCTTTTTTCTACAGACAAACTAAAGTTATGATTGTCTTTGGTATGCTTTTCTAAGTAGTCAAAATACCTACCTACTGTTTCTTCCCAGGTTTCTCTTCTGTTTTCTTCTTCAATCCATCTAGCATATCTAGATACATGTATGAAGCTTTGATAATCTGTAGGTAAACTTACAGTATTACGACCTGTTAAATCATATGTTGCCATTTTTCTTTCCTATTAGTTTTTCTTTGTTTTTAAAATAAGAAGCATTCCAACCTCTTTGCCATTCTTTGTGGCGTACATTGTGTTCTCCATAAGGATTTTTTAAAATCCCTCTGATAAAAGCTCTAAAGCCTTCATCGAATTGGATACGAAGGGGAGGCCATGGACCTCTTCGAGGTTTTGAGTACTTCGACCTCGATCCCTTCGATGTCGTAGAACGTGTCTCGTATGATTTGCTCGACTTCATCTCTTACATCTCCATCTATAGGTAGGGGGTATTCTTCTGGGTTAATCTCTAAGCTAATCGTTAAGTTTAATCTCATTTTTTAAATCTGATTCCAATCGGACATCACTGATAAGTTTGTCCAGATACCAACGTGCTTTTAGTAAATCTTCTAATGCACGATCCTTATAGGTATATCTCCAGATGTATTTAAGAATTGCTCCTTTTAAATACCCTCGAAATTCTTTTGTAGACATAGATGCTTCAATAGCTTCTATTGCTTCTACTTTTCCATTGTTATAATGAGATGGATAATTTACAGGATCATTATCTTTAGTCATCATTATTCCATTTGTTTAAATATATTATATTATCTTTTTTACTTATTTCTTCTTTGTCTGAATCGCCATTAAGAATACTATAAAAGTGTGAGGTATACTCAATAATTTCTTGATGATCGCCACCATAACTAAAACCAACCATAGCACGAGCCAGGTCACTAATTGCACTAACAACATCATACTCATCATGGCGTTTTTTAGGAAAATGGATATTGGTAGAATGATTCCAATCTCCTTCTTTATCTTTTCTAGGTTTAAGTAAGATAACAACTTCTCCATCGTCAACTTCTAGTATTCTTTTCATTAGAAACCTCTTCTTCATTAGTGTAGTAGAACCATCTAGGCTCTCTTGCAGAAGATGCTTCTTGAGGTTTGTATTCTAAATTAGGCCAACAGCTAAACTTATAATCACACCAATAACATTCTTCACCTAATATTCTTTTTCCTGTAGGTACTTTACGAAACTTTTCTTCAACAGACTCAAAGCACCTTTTGAAAGGAAGATCTTTACCTAGTTTATCTACCTTATCTAAAGCCTCATCTATAGACTCTTGTACTTCTTCTTTAGTAGACTCATCTTGTAGGTAAGATATCTCACCGCTAGATTTATTAACTGCCCACCAACCGCCTACTTTCTTTTTAGCACCTTTAGAATAGAGATGTAATTGTGTTAGATAACCAAAGCTATCGTGAGATTTAAGACCATCAAAGGTTAAAAACTTATTTCTAAATGCCCAGGGGCTGCAGGATTTAATGTCGTCTACTTTATCATCAACATATAAATCTGTTTCTCCTGACATAGTTTCTGTAATATCTATTTTAGTACCTTCTTTGTAATCTACTCCAGATGATTTTAGTACAGCTTTTAAAATAGCTTCTACTGCATCACCAAAAGTTACAATCATTTTAAATGTGTAGGACTTATCTTCTGCCCTAGCACCTGACTTTGCTAATTGTAATTGACATAAAGGTCTACCTAAATTAGAAGGTCTTGGTTTAAAAGAAAAGTCTTGAGGAGTAAATTGTTTTTTTAAAGCAGTTCTAAAGTCTTCTACTGCTTCATCAATTATCTCCTCAGACATGGTTACCTCTCCTCTATTAGCAGACTCAAGGTAAGCTATTACTCTAGCTAAATTATCATCCATTACTCAGGCAGCACTTCACTAACTTCAATAAAATCAGTATCAACAACAGATGAATCTACATCATTTGTATATCGTTTAGCTTCGTAGGATCTGGCACGAATATTATCGTTATGATTACTTGCATACGTCAAGAAGGCTCTGTTAGTTTCCATATCTACATCAGTAAAAGGAACAGCTTCTGATGTTATAGTAGGTGTTACTACATACCAAGAGATAGCACCAGATTGTTCTAATTTAAAATTAAATTTACATTCATGTTTAAAAGGCATCTTTTTAGTTTTATAAAACTGGGACATAACATCACCAAAGTTTTTATATGTTCCTCTATTAGAGATCTGAAACATAACAGGTAGGTCACTAAAACTTACAGGATCTTTAACACCATCTACAAAACCATTCTCTACTCGGAGCATACCAAATACAACACGATATCTTTTAGCACCTCTCCACCAATTCTTACGGTCTTCTGAAAGGTTATCCCAATCATCTACTTTAAATTTACCACAGTTTACTCCACCCTCTTCATCAAGAGCTTCTTCACTAGGATGTTTTACAAAAACAGATTTGTTTACATAACGACCTTTTTGATCGTTGCCATCTTTGTCTTGAAAAGTTGCATTCTCATCGTATCTTTGATAAAAAAATCTTTGTTGAAATATTCTTAAATAAGCTTCTTCTGCGTATACTAAACCATGTTCTGGGTGGTATACTTTTATAGTACCATCAGGTACTTTATTACCTTCTTTGTTTCTTGCCTTATTGTTTACTGTTACACGAGGAAATCCTGGTGCTGATGCAGCAGATTGTTCAGCTTCATTTACAAAACCAAACTCACCTGCTATCTGATCGTAAGGTAAATTATCTATATCTTTTATTGTTAGTGCATTTTCGGTCATGCTATTCTCCTATCTATGTTATCTGTTATATCTAAATTCGTTAATTTGTCAACCTCTATTTCAGTCATATCGAACCAATCGTTACCTATTTTTAATTCTACTTCCATAGGTACATCTAAGTTAATATCAAACATCTTATCCATAGCAGGTGCTACACCCATCATGGCTTGATATATAAGCTTAGGAACGATATCTAACTCGTCTGGATGTATGTCAAGTACTATAGAATCATGTACAGTATTTATAAATTTACTCTTTAGTTTCATAGACTTAGTGATATTATTATATAGTACACAAGATAGAGGTACGAGGTCAGCAGTTGCTCCACTTTGTACAGGATAATTTTTTATCTTGGTTGCTTCGGTAACACCATTACGTAATCGTTTAACTTCTGGAAAAGCAAATTGTCTACCTGTTACTGTAGTTATTTTTTTATGTAGCATAACTTCTTCTTGGAGAGCAGTGTGCCATTTAGCTATACCGCTATACTTTACCATAAATGATTTGTTGTATTCCATCTCAGCAGCAGATCCTTTTACGCCACCATAGAGAGGCCTAAATGTCCTAGCCTTGGCATCTTGTCTAGAAGTCTTTTGACCTGCTTCTGTAAGGACCTTAGAAGTATAGGCATGTACATCAAACCCTTCATCTATTTCTTTACGACCTGTAGCATCATTACTCATCCATACAGCTATTCTAAATTCTAATTGTCCGAAGTCAGCTTCTAATATTTTGCCACCAGGGAAACGAGATACTACTGCTTTTCTTACAGTAGCTGTGCCACCACGAGGTAAGTTTTGAAAGTTAGGGTTAGATGAAGATAGTCTACCTGTACCTGTTCTTACTTGAGATACCTGGGGGTGAAGAACACCGTTAATTACGTTTCTTCTTATGCCTTTACAAAAAGAATTAATATAGGTGTCAAGGGCATTGATACGTTGCATATTAGTTAAGAATTGATGTGCAACTTCTAAATTATGTTGTTTAGCAATGACCGCCAAGCCTGCTAATGTAGTTTTATCTGTTGCAAAACCATGTGACATAACTTGTTGTACATGTGTTGGTGTAAATTTAAAGCCTGCTACATCCTTGGTGGCATCATAAACATAGCCAGTACCAATGCAATGCTTACACATAGGCTGAATTTTGTATGGAGATCCATCTTTTTTTACCTTATATTGTTTCCCAGAACCATTACAATCAGGGCATTTTCTTACAGTTGTTTTACTAACAATCTTAGTCTGTTTTTTTATCTGCTGCATAAACTGTTGTTTAGGCATCCTAGGGCGATACTTTTTCTTTCCACTAGATGTAGTACCTATATTAAAAGTTTCAGACCAAAGCTCTTTATCTACAACACTTCTAGACCATATGATTTCTGACAACTGCTCAGGTGATGATAGATTATAAGGCCTATCTCCCATGACACACTTAATTATTTTAGTGTTTTGTATTGCTTTTTCTTTTCTTTCTATTTCATAATCAGACTGTACCTTATCAAGTATATCCATATCAATGCATATACCATTGCGTTCTATATCAATAAGTACATCTGCCATATCGTTAGTAAGCTCAACAATATTTTTCATACTACAATGATCATCGTCTTTTAATAGTTTATATTGAGTGTCGAATAAGTCACCACAAGATAGCAAGTCATATATATTATATTCTTCTACTATATCTTTTGGTATGGCCTCAAAGCCTGTACCATTTTTAAATAGTTCTTCTACTAATTCAGATTTCTTTTCTGTAACACTCCATCGTTTACAAGATTCAGATAAAGACAATGCTAATTTTTGACCACGAGCATATATGTATTCAACAATCATGGTATCCCATAGCTTGCCATCGTATTTAAAACCACACTCTCTAAGCCAGGACAAATCAAATTTAACATTATGTGCAATCAATAATGTAGTCTTGTCGAGTATGTCTTGTAATTCTTTATGCGATTTTTTTATATCTATGTTAGGTAGTTCGTTGTGATTAAACCATATAACTTTTCTTTCTTCTGGTTTGTCTACAGGCATAACACCTACGCATACCATATAGTTATCTGGCTTGTAAGGGGAAGGACTTTTATTTGAAACTGTTGTTTCTATGTCTAATACTAATTTCATTATGTTACCTTATGTGTGAAGGGCAGGCAGAAATAGGAATAAAACTACCTACCCTTCAAGTCATCGGATAGAGGACTATAGCTTAACCTGAGCCTGTTTTAATGCAAATTCAAGTTTCTTTACTGTGTGCAATAGACTGTTTATATAGTCTTCTTTTTCTGCAGCGTTAAGAGGCGAAACCACTACAAAAATTTCATCTATAATATCTACTACTTCGTTACCAGAAAAGTTACTTAAACCGCTAACAACATCACTCCATACAGCAACACTGCTTAAAGGCTTAGACTTAGCTTCTATAATAATATCAGCCTGTTCTCCAACGATGTCAACTTCTTGTTCTGGAATTTCTATCTGACTAGGTGATGGGATAAGATCACCCTCGTCTTCAAAGACAGAAAACTCTTCTAAAACATTTGAGTTGACAGATAAGTCTTCGACACTAGGTAAGCTTTTTGGGGGGACAGTACCTTCGTCTAGACTTAAATCTTCTTGTGGTTCATGTATAACCACCTTAGATTTCCGTAATCGTTTTAGAGCTTCTGAAATAGATTTTACTTCATCTGTCTCAATCCAATCTAAAACTTGTGTGCGACACACTGCAATCTTCCTATAGTTGTGTGCCATTTGTCTACTAAATGGTAGGTTTTCAGTAACCCAGGATGTCCATTTAATACCATTAAGACTGCAATGATCTTGTGCTTCCATAAGCAAGTCACCAATTTCAATAGCAGTTACTAATGTCTTTTTAACTAAGCTCTGCATAGTCATAGCTTTGTTGTTTATTAAGGAGCTATACTCGTTGAGTACAGGATCTACTTTAATAGGTAGTGGTTTATTCATATCTTTCTCCTAGTCTCTAAATCTTGCTGTGTCAGAATCGACAACGCATACCCAACGATCTTGAACACCGTTAATTTTATTCTTAACAACATTTACCCATCGTTGGTTAGTGTCACCCTCTTCAATGTTTTCTTTACCAAAGAGGACTATTAAATCAGCTTCACCTGCCTTACCTGTTTTAGAGCCTGTCATCATGCCATAGTGTAGCATTGTCTTGCCCTCAGCTTCTGCAGATAACTGATTAAATCCTAAAAATACACAATCATATCGTTTAGCAATAGATCTTGCTTGACCATACAATTCTGTTAAACGAATATCTTCACGAGCAAATGATCCTGACATAGGTACTTTATCAAGTATATCAACACATACAATATCAGGTCTTTCCTGCTCTACTTTCATCTCAATCTGACCTAGTGTCATCTGGTCACCATCAAGTACAATAAGATTGTCACGAATCTTTTTCCATAAAGGTTTTAACTTTTCGTTTTTACCTTTTAACTCACGAGTTACTATACCTGATGCAGAAGATAGCATTCTATGAGTATGTCTTTTAGGCAACTCTTCATTCGTAATACATAATACTTTAGCACCTTGATCTAGGAATCCTCCTGGACCTGCAACAGAGTAATGCCAGAACATGGACTTACCTACATTAGGCCTAGCACCACATATAGCTAACATACCTCTTTCAATACCAGGTACTCTTGCGTCTAACGAGGGGAGGTTGAAAGCAAAAGAGTACCCTTCATCCATACCACTTAATAGTGAATCAACGTCTAAGTTTAGCTCACGTTTATCGCTATGGTCTGTGGCAGCATGAATAACTTTTAATTCTTCTAACTGACGAATTACAGGATAAGGATCGTAATGCTCACCCTGTACAATCTTAATAGCTTCTTGAGCTACTTGTCTTGCAGATTCTTGGATAGATAGTTTTCTTACCATGTCTCTGGCAACGTCTACACCTATATCTTCTACCTTTGAAAGGTTAGTAAAGATAGATTGTACTTGTGCTGCCTTAGCTGATGATAAATCAGGATGAGATGTAAGGTAATGTTTTTCTACCTCAGTTATAGTTAAGTCTCTATCGTATGTATCATAAGCTGAATAGATAGCATCCTTAATTGATTTTGTTCCGTTCAAGAAGACACTATCTGCTACATCTTTTACTTCCCTTGCAAAAGTTCTATCTGTGACTATCTTCTTTAATAGTTCTCTATATACGTCTGTTGTACTCATATCCTATTTCCTATTTGTAATTCATTCATTGCTTGCTCTTTACTAAAATATTTTAAATCATCTCTAATCATAGCGATTCTACAATTAGTATATACACTCATAGTCTTCTGGATGTCAAATGATTTTGAATAAGCATCTGGATCTAGTGCTACAATAAGTGTATCAAACTGTTTTAAAATACCTACATAACTTTCAAGTAATGATGTTCCTAATAGAGCAATGCCTGTACAAAAAGGTGCGACTGTAGTTGCTGATGTAGCATCTTCTACAATCACTCCTGTAGTGCCACTGCCTATCATGTAAGGGCATAGGCCATTATCATATCTATACCACTTAGGTTTTTGATAAGAGTTCAATGACCTTCCCACTGCTCCTACTACTTCATCTTCATGCATTATAGTAAACACTGCACGATGCCTTTTGATGTCATAGCAAAATCTTTCTTTATTTTGTAAGTATCCTTCCATACAATTATACTTCTCCAGGTAGTTCATAGTTTCTTTTGAGCGATTAGCTTCTACGAAATACTCTGGTAGGATAAACTTTTCTTTTTCTTCTTCGATGTCAAACGTATTTGACACAATTCTTGATAAGTCGTCTACAGTTAGATCTTCTTCTGTATTTCCTTTAGCAGAACAAGAAGCACTGAAACAATTCCACAATAAAAAACCCCTCCGTTTAGTTATCGAAAGGGTTTTAGTATGGCCGCAGAAGATACAATCTATTCTTTTGTTTGTACCTTCATCTAAATCTAATTCTTTTATCTTCTCTAATTGATTGTATGTTCCGTTGTACATCCTATAATGGGGTAGGTTTTATATATACCCCCTCTACCTTGTTAGGTAGTAGTTATACTCACGAAATTTCATCTGTCAACTACATTAGATATTTTTTTATTTGCAAGCATTACGTTACGCATTGAATTATGTAGATGCTCCAGGCACTCAAGCTCTGCAGCACCTTCTATATCTTCTGATCTTACTAACTTACTTTGTATAGATTCAATAGATTTAAATACATCTCTCAAGTCATCTAAAATATTTTTCATAATTATTCTCCCTCTAATTCTATCTCACTAGTGTAGTGTTTATATACACCTCTTCGAGATACTTTCCCATGGACAAGCTGTATCGTAATATCGTCTCTCACCAGAGACAATCCTGAACAATATATTACAAATATTAAATTAACTATAATAGCTTTTCATATATTCGACACAACAAACCCCATAAAAAAACATGGCAACTAAGGTTTATTTTAATTGCCATGCTCACACATATAAGGATGTTCTTACATATATACGTAAACTTTCTGTAAAAACAATCTTGACATTACGATTTATTTATTAACAAACACTTGCTATTGAAGATGCTACATTAGCTTTAAAGGCTGTAGCCAAAGCAATAAACATCATAAATAACAGTATGTTAGATACATTATTAAGTATTTTCATCATAGTTCTCCTTGTTGTTTTTCTTTCTGTTGTACTTCTTTTTGTCTGGAACAACCCTAGTATAGGTACTTTGTTTCTCTCTAACTACCCTAGGTTTGTTTATTTTGTCTTTCATCTTACCAATGCCTAAGCACTCCTGCGACTATAAAAAAGCAGGTTATCCAGGTAACGGATCTTTCAATTAGTCTTACATACAATCCAATCTTTGCATCACGTTGCCGCAGGACCGCAGTTCTAGGTGTATCGTCATCTGTCTCACCTATAGGATAGTCAATAGCCCTTGCTAGTATTTTTTCTAAAGCATTGTACATTAGTTTAAATCCTTTGGATCTATATCTTCATCTTCTAGTTTAATTTTCTCTAAGTCTTTTAATACAGAAGATACTTCTGGAAACATTACCTGCATAGACGGAAAGTCAGACCAATTCTGCTCATCAAACTGCTCTACTAGTTTTCCAAAATCTTCTTGAGTAGTGTGTGTTCTCCAAACAGTAAGGCCTAAGAATATAAACAGACTAGCAACATCCATAGGATGTATTTTTTTTCCATTTAATTGCAGTATGCATTCTAAAAATTTCATACTTATTTCTTTTACGTCATCTTCTGATAGGTCATCACTTTTTGTAAACATTTTTATTCTCCTTCCTCAATACCTCTTCTTTAAACTTTTTCCATTGTGGGGATGTAGTATCTACACGATCCTTTTTTAATTGTACAGTGATAAAATTATGTTCATGTTGTGGGTTAGTCATTTATACCTCCATGTTTTTTAGTATGTGTTCAATAACTCTTACAGTAAATCCGTTACCAAGCATTTTGTATCGTTGGGTATTTGATACTCCATCGGTGTAGTTATCTGGCACAGTTTGTAATCTCTCGCATTCCAATGGTGTAAGCTTACGCCAGGTTAGTTCCTCTTCTTTAACAGCTATGCTATCTTTTTGTACTGTAGTAATAGCATTACTTTTGTAATCTTTTCTAACCTCAAGCATTTGTTTTGTTTTACTAGCTACTGACTTACCATTTTTATCTAGTCGTTTACCTTTATCATCATAGGCTCTACCTCTAATAGCACCGCCTTTAACAGCAACTTTAGGTTCTCTATGGCCACCGCCCATTGTTGTAAGTGTTGGTGACTTACCATCTTCTGAGTATATTCGCTTGATAATGTCGTAACCTTTTAAGTCTGCGGCAGTACCAACTTGTTTCGGTGTATTGTAAGTAGGGACCATCGTTCTCTGTTTCCTTTCAATACTATTCCAGGCGACAGCACCTTGATAGGTAGCAGTTAAAGCATAAGCCTTACCATCCTTTGTTGTCATCTTCTTTAACTCGTCATTTGCTTTTTCACTAATGTAACCATTCGCATAGCCATGCGTTCCTGCAGATATCGTTGGGGATTTTTTATCTATATCATGTATTGTATTGCATTGACTTTTATAGTCAGGATTTAATTGATTACCGCCTGCATAATTTTTTTGCAATTCTTTACCTGCATAAAATTCTTTAGTAGGAAAATCCTCTAACACATCTCTTAATACTAAACCAACATCTTCTGGCTGTTCAATGTTTGGTATATTAGTCCAATACAATCTGTTTCTATTCTGTGCTGAAAGTAGTGCAGAGTTAATCAGAATAGGTTCGATACCAAATAGTCCACCATTTGTACACTCAGGATATATAGATGATATTTGTTCTGATATCACAGCTTGAAACTCTTTCTTCATCCTTACATTCTCAAGCAAGAAGTATTTAGGTTTAACTTCTTTTAATATTCTAACAAACTCAAAGAACAATGCAGATCGTGGATCATCGAATGCTAATTGTTTGCCTGCAAAACTAAATCCTTGGCAAGGGCTACCTGCAACAATCAAATCAATCTCAGGTAAATCTTTACCTTTGATATCTTTGACATCACCTAGATGTACAGTATCTGGGAAATTCTTTTTTGCTATTTGTATTCCATATTTATCTATCTCACTTGCATAGTAAGTATCGACTTTGATACCTAAGTTCTTTAATGCAATTTGAGTACATGACATGCCATCAAATAAACTAAGTACTTTCATTACTCTCTCCTATGTTAATTCTACTGTAACACCATTGTTATCAGTATATAAATATTCTGTTTTACTACCTGTAAATAATAATAGCTTGCGTAGTTCTTCACCAGACATTGAGCGTAGTACTCTTTCGGCACTAGCCCTAAGTTGAGCGTCTGTTTCACAAGTATCAAAATTTAATTGATGTTTGTTGATGATGAT